CTGATACTGGTCCTTCATTTGCAACGAGACGACAAGAGGCGTTTTCTGCTCTTACTCAGATTGCAGCGCAGAATAAAGAATTTATGGGAATTGCTGGTGACTTGCTTTGGAAGGTTGCGGATTTCCCCGAGGCTCAATTATTAGCAGATCGCTGGCGCAAAATTATTCCTCCAAATATTACAGGCGATGCTCCAAATCCGGCTATTACTGAAGCGATGCATAAAGCTTCTGATCAAATTCAACAACAGCTTGCGGTTATTGCTAAGCAGACTAAAGAATTAGCAGATAAGGATAAAGAATTAGCAATTAAAGCACAACAACTTGATTTGGAATTAAAGAAAGAAACTGCACAGCAAGCTAGATTGGATTACGAAGCCGAAACTAAACGGCTTGTTGCATTGGGTAATAGTGGTCCTGCGATTAGTCCTGAAACTATAAAACCCATCGTCGAGCAGCTATTGAAGGGTATGACGCGGGCTGGTGAACCGGATGAAACGTTTACAATGCCTCGCCAAGAGCCTAGAGATAATCAGGATTCGCTCCCCGATGTGCCGGGCAGTAGGCTAGCACCAGACGGACGGCATTACGTACAGCATCCTAATGGGCAATTTATGCGAGTAGAGGCAAATGCCCCAGCAGGACAGCAATAAATTATATGACTTTCCTCCTGATGATAATCAAGATCAGGATCAAAGGTTGCCGGTAGAACCGCGTCAACCTCTTAAATTTACTGTTTATCCTAAGCAATCAACTTTCACCCCTGCACCATCTTCTGATGATACAAGTCAAAATGTATCACCTTATCCAGGTACCGCAAATCAACCTACAGTTGAACAATCTAAATATAATCTAGTTCCGGTTGATTATGATCCGTTTAAGTCGGATCAACAAAGTATGACACATCAACCGAGCACGATTAAATCATTATCGCAAGTCTATGATGAAAGTTCACCATTAGGAAAAGCAGCTATCTTTGGTGCTGCTGCACCATTCCTATTGGGAAAGAATTTAATTTATGAACCTATTAAAGCAGCAAAGGATTTGACAGAACAAGCATTGGCTGGTAAAGATGTGACACAAGACCCTGCTAATATTCCTAAAGCATTGTTGGCTGCGGGATTAGGTGGGACAGGCGGATTTGTGGGCACGAGTGAAGATGCACTTGCGAGTGGTGTAGGAATGGGTTTTAAAGATTTGTTATCTAAGCAGCGTGAATTAGAAGGTATGCGTCCTGCAATACGTGATCCTGATACACGTAAGATTTATGCAGGTAAGATAGATGAAAATTTAGATCATTCGGATATTATAAATAACATTGCCGATCCTGAGGTTAAGCAAAAGTTTATGGATGACTTGAATAGTGAAAATCCTGATTTTAAAAAGTTTGGATTTCTTGATAATAAAGGTAAATTCGTATCAAGAGATACATTAGATCAACAATATGGCGTAAGTGATAGTGGACAGTTAAAGAGTAAGTTAGCGATGTTTAGGAGTGATACTGCTGAAGCATCGCAAGCAGAGCAATCATTAGCTAAAATTACTAATCCTTATACGACAGATGCTTATCATGGAACGGTAGGGTTTAGAGGAGATAAAATAAAAAAAGATATCAGTTATGGTTCTAACAGGGCTGAATTTTATACAACTCCTGATATTGATTTAGCACATGGTTTTACAGGACAACAATTAAAGGGTACTTATACACCCGGATCACAAATATTACCATTAAAGTTAGATACGAGCAATTATCATGTTTATGATGCTAAAGGTCAATATTGGGATAATGTTAATCATAAGGCAATTCAAGAGGCATTAGAAGCAGGTAAGAAAGGTGTAACAATTAAAAATGTAACTGAGGAATATGGAGATAATCAAATTAGGAAAGGTGCGACAGTTCATATCTCGTTTGATCCTGGCACTGTACGATCAAGATTTGCTCAATTTGATCCTAATAAGTTTGGTCAATCTGGTTTATTGAAATCGGATACAAGTGAAGCAAGTCAAGCGGAGCAAGCTTTGAGTAAGGTTACACCTACATTTTATTCAGCAGTTGAGAATGCAGTTAATAATATTAAACAGGCTAAAGCGCCAGCCGAGCAATGGTTATCGACTATTCAGAATAGCAAAGGTGTTAAACCTGAAGAAATGGATTGGACTGGATTAAAAGATTATTTAAATGAGAATAAAGGTAATATGCTTACTAAGCAAGAGATACAAGATTATGTGAAGGCAAATAAAGTTGAATTGAAAGAGGTTAATAAAGGTTTTACATCATTTGATAAACAAAGATTAACTGAATTAGATAACAAATTAATGCAAAATGGTAAATTAGAAGGTGATGAAATAGCAGAATATGAACATTTAAGTAATGCTGAAAATTTACCTAGAACTAGTGGATTAGAAACTAAATTTTCTCAATATCAATTACCAGGTGGTGAAAATTATCGAGAGAAGCTATTAACGTTGCCGCCGAAAGATGCAAACACGAGATTAAAGCGATATGGTGAAATCCAAAAGCGAATGGATGAAATAGATAGCAGATTAGAAATTATATATAATGAAAATACAATTGAAGCTGGTAAGGAAAGAATTGGTCTTGAAAATGAAAGAAGCTTATTAAAGCGAGAATATAATTTATTGCCGCATCAAGGCGAAGAATTCAAATCATCTCATTTCGATGAACCTAATATCCTCGCTCATGTTCGAATGAACGATCGTAATATTGAAGGAAAGAAATCATTACATTTAGAAGAGATACAATCGGATTGGTTACAGAAGGGAAGGAAGGAAGGATTTAAGCAAGATTTAGAAAAAACTCCCGAAGGTAAAGAAATAAGAAATCTTGGAATAAATAAACCTTTAAATAGAGTTTCTGTTGCAGATATTGCATTTAATAAAGGTTCTGTTGATCTTCAAAATCGTTGGGCAAAAAGTATACAAAATTCATCTAATATTCCCGATGCACCATTCAAGAAAACTTGGCATGAATTAGTATTAAAACGAATGATTAGGGAAGCAGCAGAAAAAGGATATGATAGATTAAGTTGGACACCAGGAGAAGCACAAGCAGAACGATATGATTTGAGTAAGCAAGTTGATAGCATAGCTTCATCAAAGTTAGATAATAATTATCATCTTGAATTATATCCTAAAGGTCAAGAAGGAATGTCACATGCAATAGATGTTCCTGAAAATAAATTAGCTAATAATGTAGGAAAAGAATTAGCTGATAAAATAATTGCACATCATGATGAAAGTAAAACTGATTATTTTGGTCGTAAAGTTTGGAGTGGTCTTGATCTTAAAGTCGGTGGCGAAGGTATGAAAGGTTTTTATGATCAAATAATACCTAAAGCGTTGGAGAAGATAGGTAAGGAATATGGAGTTAAGGTGAATCAAGGTGAAATAAATAAATATACTGTTAATAAGTCTACTACTCAACCTGGAAAATGGGTATTACGAGATAAAGATAATAAAATTGTAAATAGTTTTAGTTCAAAGGAAAAAGCTGAATTAGCATCGAAAGATAAAGTACCTTACATCGATATTCCCCAAGGTTTAAAAGATCAAGCTATGCAAAAAGGATTTCCATTATTTAGTAGTGGATACAATTTTATCCCTGTTAATCATAATCCATATGATGTGAGTAATACACCAATTGAACCTATCAAAGGTTCACCAAATCCTAATTTATCTCGCAGTGAAGCGGCTAAGACGAAATGATCGATCCATTAATAAATGCTATTCTTGATAATCCGATGATGAAAAAAGTCATCGATAATCCTATTATTGATGACACTCATACCATACCTAATTCTTGGGGAGGTTCCATACCTCTTGACAATCCTGTCACTTATCGAGATAAAGATTTTCCAAAAACTATGACTGTTAATGGTGTAACATTCGATACTGGCGAACCTGCCGTGGTTCATGAGAATATTGAACAATTTGCCATGACTGCTATGATGAAAGGCGGCATGAATAGAGAAACAGCTTTGAAAGTCGGGTTCTGGCATTTTGGCGAGCCTGCGGAAGATGCGTGGTATAAGTCACATGGAATTAATCCTGATCAAGTTGAACCTAAATATAATCCTATTCTTAATAGAATAGCTAAACGTAAAGCTGATAATATTCCAAAAGACTTATTTAAAGATACTTATCCCGATGGTGATCCGTCAAAAGCTATTCCTGGTCCTATAGGTAAACCGACTGCTAAAGAAATTGAAATGGGACGTACTTTAGTCGAAAGATATTTAAATGGACTTAACGGAAAAACATAGAAAATACTTACTGCATCAACCTAAATATCATTTATTCGAGAAGGTGGCTGGTGAACTTGCTGGCGTATTCTACGATGCAGCACGTTCATCGGGTATGCAAAGTGAATATAAAAGTGCTAAAGCTTTTGCACGAGCTAAGTTTACTACATTCTTACCAAAAGCTATTGAATTATGTTTGTCGATGCTGCAACGTCCTGATATTAATCAAGCAATGAAAGATGAAATATATAATGCTTACCTTGAACGTGCTAATGATCCATATTTAAAAGAAATTGATCCGCACGATATGAATATGAAAGCTATTGAGAAATTATTACCAAAAGGTAAGAAAGAAGATGATATTGCAATTAAATTAGGTTCATTTTATCATAGAAAGATAAACTGATGGGTATTCGAAATGTCACAGTCTATGCGTGATATAGATCAAGCTCTTAAAGAAGCATTGGAATTAATTAAATTTGAACAAAAAATTAAACAAATGGCTAGTGAAACTATCGGAAAGGGTTCGGTAACATTAATTGAACGAAATGATGATCCTTACTGTAATTACGGTACTGCTGGAAGATAAGTTATGTGTGGGCATTTGAAAAACATATTTTATTGTGTACTTTAAAAGTGCAATGGGAAATTAAAATGGCCGGTGAGGTAAGTTCCATGATGGATAAATGGCGAAAGGCTCGACAGAAGCTTGTTGATAATATTGCTGCAGAAGTTGATAAACAAATAGCTTTGATGCCCACAATAGAAGCTGATGCCAAGGCGGCGCTCGCATTGCCTGCCGCGGAATTAAATAAAACACGCGATGAGATTAATGCTATTCACGATGAATTTGCCAGCTTGACGAATGGTGGTCCTATCCGCCCTTTGCCCGATACATTATCTGGAGGCGCACCATCGCCACCCGTGCAAGTGCCACAGCGACCATCTAGCCCTACTCCTGATGCAGTTAAGAATGTGGTGAATGAATTACAATGATTAACGTTTCAGAAATGAAGGATGATGAATTATTAGCATTCGGTCAAAAGATGGTCGATATGCATAATAATCGAAAGAATGCTTTAAGTAATGATATTCATATCGAACGATTAAAGACAAGGAAAGTTATAAGTCAAGATCATGAACAATGTGATAAGTTAGCATCATTGAAAGATCATATTAATCCTGAATATAAACTATTAATGGAAGCCATCGATCAAGAAATTGTTAAAAGGAATTTAAGATGAGTAAAACACCTGAAGAAATTGCTGCTTTGGAAGCAGCACGTAAAATGGTTAATATGACTGGTGTAGCAACAAAGGATGATAATGGTAACGTTATTGAAACAAAAGAAGATGACAAAGAAACAGGAAGTGAAGAAAATAATACAAATAATAAAGAGAATATTGAAAATACAAATGAAATTACAGAAACTGAAGGAAATAAGCAAGAAACTGAAATTGAAAAGATAGAAAAGACTGAAGAAGAACTAGAGACTGAAAAACAAGAAGTTAAAACTACTGCTGAAAAGGCACGCGTTCAACGAAAGATTGATAAAGAGGTTGCCAAGCGAAAGACGCTTGAAGAAGAACTTGCAGAAACAAAACGTCAACTTGCTGCTGCTAAAGAAGGCAAAGAAGGCAAATTTGATGAAGATGAAGTTGATAAGCGAGCTAACGCTAAAGCAGAACAAAAGGTTGCAGAACGTGAATTTTTAAATGCAAGCAATCGACTTGCTGATGCTGCGGAAAAGCTTGATAAAGATTTTATAAAGAAGATCAAAGTTATTGCTGAAGAAACCGCACCTATTCCAGGTCATATGATCGGAATTTTAGATGATCTTGATAATGGTGGTGCAGTGCTAGTTTCATTAGCTGATGATGTTGATGAATACGAACGTATTATAACTTTATCTCCTGCAAAGGCGGCTGTTGAATTGACCAAATTATCAGTTAAACTTGCAGCAAAGCCTGCATCTAAAGCAGTTTCTAAAGTTCCTAAGCCTATCGAACCTATCGGTGGTAAAACATCAGGTACAAATAACGATATGGTTATTACTGATAAAGATACTCAAAATATGAATGAATTTATTCGAAAGCGAAATATTCAAATTGCTGAAAGACAGAAGATGAAAGCAGCAGGATATCGATAATGACAGATGAAGAAATTAAAATGCATGGCGAGTCAATGTTGCATAAGATATTTAGTGCACGAAAAGATATAAAACAACGAATATTAATAGTTTTAAATGAAGAAGAAAGATGGTTATTAGTAGAATTGTTAGCAAAAGCAACGGAACGGGAACAAGTTATAGTCGGACCGTAAATGAACAATTCTGGTATTTATCTAATCGTCAACGTTATCAATAATAAACTATATGTTGGTAGCGCTGTCGATTTTCAAGATCGATGGCGATTGCATAAGCTTGAACTAAATAGAAACAATCATTGCAATCGTCATCTACAAGCTGCTTGGAATGCATATGGCGAAAGCTGCTTTCAGTTTCATGCTATAGAATATACAAGTGACCTGTTAGCACGCGAACAATATTGGATTGAACGTCTCAACTCAACCAATATTGATATCGGATATAATATATGTGCCGTAGCTCGCAATCGTAAAGGTGTAAAAGCGAGTGATGAAACAAGAGAAAAGTTGCGACAATCACATTTAGGTCATAAGCAGTCAGAAGAAACTAAAGCTAAGCGTCGAGTAAAGATGACAGGAAATAAATTCAATAATGGACGAAAGCAAACTGACGAACATAAGGCTGCAATTTCTAAAGGTTTAACAGCTAGAAAGCATTCAAAAGAAACTTTAACTAAAATCGCAGCTTCTAATACAGGAAAGAAACGTTCTGCTGAAACGCGAGAACGAATGTCGATTTCTGCGCATAAGCGTTGGAATAAGGTTGACATTATCTAATAATTGTGGGCAAAAGTATTCAGCCGCAGCGACGGCTTTAAAAACGCTGGTTACTAAAGCGTCTTGATCCGCTTAATGGTCATGGAAAGCTCGCCTAATTTTTTTATTTGGCTAGAGCAAGCTAACTTTTCAAATTTTTGTTGTTTTTGGCTGCTTTGCAAAGTTGCTTTAATTTATAGTTTTAATCAGAATTTAGGAAAGATGGATTATAATTATGGCCGGCAACTCACTTTTGACCATCGACATGATCACTGCAGAAGCAGTGCGATTGTTTAAAAACTCTAATCTTTTTATTATGAATATGGATACGCAATATGACGGTTCTTTTGCCGTTGATGGTGCAAAGATCGGTTCAACTTTGCGTATCAGATTACCTAACGATTATGTTGTTAGGCAAGGTCCTGCATTGCAATTGCAGGCTACTAATGAACAGTTTACTACTTTAACTGTTTCTGATCAACGTGGTGTTGACGTTCCATTTACTACCGCAGAACGTACTATGGCAATTGACGATTATTCGGAAATTGTTATGGCACCTATGATTAATAATCTTGCTGGTAAAGTTGCAGCAGCGGTTATGTTAGGTTCGGAAGGTGGTGTTTGCAATTTAGTTAGTAACGTTGACGGCGGCGGTAATATTATCGATCCGACAATGGATACTTTTCTTGCTGGTAATGCAGTATTGGATACTTTTAGTGCCGATACTATGGATAGGCGTATTGTCCTCGATCCGTTTGCCGATGCTCGTGCCGTTTCGGCTCTTGCTGGATTGCTTAATCCGTCGCAGGAAATTTCAGCTCAGTTTCGTAGTGGTTCGATGAAATCTGGTTTGGGATATGGTCGATGGTTTAGGGATCAAACTGCTATTAAGCATACTACTGGTACATTTAGTGCTGGTGGTACTGTAAATGGTGGTGGTCAAACTACTCCATTTACTGGTGGTAATATTACTGTTAATCCTACTACTGGTACATTAAATCAAGGTGATATTGTTACTTTTGCGAATGTTAACTCAGTCAATAGGGTTACTAAGCAAAGTAACGGGTCACTTGCACAGTTTGTTATCACTGCTCCTGTTATTTCTGGTGCGACTACTATTCCGATTTATCCTGGTTTGATCCCTAGTGCGACTGGTTTAGTCGGTGGCCCTGATGTTCAATACCAGACTGTTGACGCTTCGCCTATTAATGGCGCAGCGATGACATTGGTGACGCCTGCAAGTTCTGTTTACCGCAAGTCTATTGCTTATGTGCAAAAGGCTGTTACACTTGCTACTGCTGATTTGGTCATGCCAAAGAAGGCAGTTGAAGAAGCAGCGCGAGCAAATTATGATGGAATTAGTATTCGTATTTTAACTGATTATTTAACTAATTCCGATCAATTGGCAACACGCATTGATGTTTTATTTGGGTTTAAGTATATTAAGCCCGAATGGTTGTGCGTTGTCGCTGGTAAGATTTAACGAGCCTCCCCAAACTTAGCCGGTTAAGGCACCGGCTATTTTTTCATTATTTTAATAGGTGAATATTATGGCTGATTTTGATAGCAGTATCGGACAACACGATGCCCACAAATATAGTGCGAGTAATCCTCATCCTATGCATGGTAAAGACCCTAATATCATGAATGAATTAGGACATACTTATTATCCTAAATACGTTCATGAGTATGATGATAAGGGTGCCATTGTTTATGATAAAGTGGTTCTTCAGTTAACCCATCCAACTAAGGGAAGCACTTACGATAGCCTTCAGCATCCTTCATTAAGTCAACATTCCAGAATTGTTAATAATGAAGATGAAGAAAAAGAAGCTAACGGAGATGGTTATTTTTTTACGCATGTAGAAGCTAAAGCAGCTAACAAGACGTCAAAGAAAACTGTTGAAAAAGATAAGTTAGAAAGAGATCAAGCTCAAACTAAGTTAGATAAAGATACTAAAGTATGGCCTGAAGCTAGAGGTAAATAATTAGCGGGTGGGAGCAGGGTTCAATAGTTTAAAGCCTGCCCCGGTACTATTGAACCCTGTTTTTCAATTTTAGAAGGAAAATATTTATTATGGAAACACTTAGATATTATACTGAAGCTGATTTTCCGATGACTGTTAAATTTACTGATCATAGTAATGAATTAAAAGTATTTGAAACAATCAAAGATTATCAAGACAATAAAAGACCTTTTGTTGTGGTAAAGGCTCACTGGAAATCAGGTTTAGCTGAATATCGTTGTCATCAAATAATTAAAGCTGGCAAGTTGAAACAAGCTATTGTTGCTGGAAAACCGATTGTTGCAATTGTTGAAGATTGTAACGATAATGATTTTCAAGTCGAAATGCCAGATGATGCTTTTAAATGTGGTGGCATTCCCGTTATAGGTGATTACATAGTTATTTATGAAGATGGTTATAAGTCTTGGTGGCCGGCTAAAGTATTTGAAGAGGGATATAATAGAATAGAACGTAGTTAATTATGCCTGCACTTAATGCTAAAACAGCACGAGATTTTATCACACTTGCTTTGAAAGAAGCAGGTGTGTTAGGTGTTGGTCAGACGGCACTTGCGGAAGATATGAATGATTGTTTAGTGTATCTTCAGCGAATGACTAATCAATGGCAACGTCGGCGATGGATGGTGCCGAGTTTAACCGATATATCTGCTATAGGTAACGGAGCTAAATCTAATACTGTCGGCCCTGGTGGTTTTTTTAATGTAACTCCAAGACCGCGACAAATTAAAGCTGGTTATTTTATTTTAAATGCTTCGGCTGGTCTTGGTGCAACTGTCAGTTTACCGCTTAGTCAAATTTTTAGCTATGAAGATTATGCTAGAATTACAGTTAAGGATTTAGCTACATTTCCTGAAAATTTCTTTTATGATAATGCATTTCCTTTAAGTAATTTATTTGTTTGGCCTATTCCAGATAGTTCTTATACAATTCATATAATTGTTGAAAGTGATTTAGGTTGGCCAAATACGCTTGATAGTGTATTTACGATGCCGGAAGAATATGCTGAAGCAGTGCATTATAATTTGGCAATGCGTATTTTTTCTGCATATGATATTGATCCTAAACCTTCAACAGCAGGATTAGCTAAAGTTGCATTGAATACAATTAAGGTTGCTAATACTCAAATTCCTGAAATGCAAATGCCTCCTGGATTAAGAAAAGGTAAAGCATTTTCATTGTGGAACCCAGATGGATATTGAACATGATTATTAATGAACCAATTAACGTTCCTAAGATGACTTTTGAAGAAGAAATGATATTACACCAAAGAGTATTTTGTTCAGCTACTATTCAAAATGATCCTAGAAAGAAAAAATTAGCTGAAGAATATTATAAAGAACGTAACAGATTATTTGATGAAATGTACAAATGAAATTACCATTATTAGGTAATCCATATCAAGGTAGGAGTTCCATAGCATCGGCGCAACGTGCGATTAATGTGTATGCAGAAGATAATGCAGAAGCACAATTAAGCCCTTTTCCATTTACTGAATATTTAACACCGGGTACTTTATTATTTACATCGGCTGTTGTTGCTCCTGGTGCAAATGGTACGGTACGTTGTACATATCGTGCGAGTACAGGTGCAGGATATATTGTAGTTGGCCCTTCTGTTTATTTTATGGCTATTAATGGCGCACTTGTACTTGTGGGCACAATTCTTGATCAGCCTACACAAGTTTATATGGCCGATAATGGTTTGGCGGTTGTTTTAGTTGATGGTACTACTACTGGTTATGCTATTAACTTAAGTAATAATGCTTTTGGAACTATTATTGATCCTAGTTTTCTCGGTGCTAATTTTGTTTTGTTTCTTGATACGTTTTTTGTATTTAATCGGCCTAAAACTAATCAATTTTATACGTCATTAGCTCTTGTTACTTACGCTCTATTAACTGGCGGTACGTCATTTGATCCATTAGACATAGCTGCTAAATCTGGTTCTGCTGATATTATTGTTACTATTCTTACCGTTCATCAAAATTTATGGTTAATCGGTGCTTTAACAACTGAAATTTGGATTGGTACAGGTTCGGCGGATTTCTTCTTTCAACAGGTTCAAGGTGCATATATAGATCATGGTTGCGGTGCTGCATTTTCAGCGGCAACACAAGATGTTTTGACATTTTGGTTAATGCAAGATAGAGAAGGACACAATATTATTGTAAAGGGTGAAGGATACGACGTTGAAGAAATATCTACACCTTATATAGTTGATCAAATTAATAATTACGGTACATTTTCTGATGCAATAGGTTTTTGTTTTCAAACTGATGATCACGCCTTTTATGCAATAGTATTTCCGACAGCTAATAAAGGGTGGTTATACAATTTAAAAACAAAACGTTGGTGCGAGTGGTTATCAAGTGATATAAATGGAAATTATAATAGACCGCTTGCTAATTGTTGTATGTTTTGGCAAGATCGAATTATTGTAGGTGATTTTACTAACGGTAATATTTATATATTAGATTTCAATACTTTTACTGATAATGGAATGCCCATTATTCGTGAAAGAAGATTAGCACATATGATACAAGATGGTGATAGAGTACGATATAAGCAAATTATAGCTTCTATAAAAGTAGGTACAGCAAACCCGCAAGACCCTAATGTTGATTTTCCAATTTCATTAAGTTGGTCTGATGACGGCGGAATTACATTTGGTCAAGAGGTTGAACAAAGTTTAGGTAAGGGTGGTCAATATTTGACACAACCGTCTTGGTGGCGATTAGGCGAGGCAAGAGATAGAGTTTTTAGATTTCAATGGTCAGCACCATTTCAAACTGCATTTCAAGGTGCATTTATTGAATTTACAAAATCACGACATTAAATGGCTTTAATATTACCACGACTTGATGCTAGACTTGTAGATCAATATGGTTTAGCGTTGCCGCCGTGGACAACGTTTTTTCAGCAGTTTGTGCAAGCGCCGAGTGCTGGAATAGCTTTGATTGTAGGCAGTTCTCCATTTATTTATATTGTTAAAGAACCTGGATTAATAGCAGTTGTTGGTGGAACTGTTTCGGCGATTGCTTTTATTCGTGGAACTATTAATATAGATGTGACAGGACAAAAATTAATTCCAGTCTATATTAAAGATATAATTAAGGTTACATATACTGGATTACCAGTTATAAACTTTTTATCGGCATTATGACAGATATTACATATTACGATAAGCTTACTCAATTAACCACAAGAGAAAAGATTAATGCTCTTGAAGATTTAATGCGTCAACAAGAGCAAGTTGAATTAGAGGTTAAACATCATTTTGCTTATGGTACTTATACACGAGAATTGTTTATACCGAAAGGTATAATGCTTACAGGTAAGATACATAAATATAGTCAATTTAATATATTGATTAAAGGTGAAATGTCAGTTTTGATTGATGATCATGTAATGAGAATTAAAGCACCTTTTTACGTTGTTTCTAAAGCTGGTACTAAACGAATTGCGATAGCTCATGAAGATTGTATTTGGTTAACTATTCATGGAACGCATGAAACAGATTTAGAAAAGATTGAAGAATATTTTATTGCTCAAACAGAGCATGAATATTTAGAATTTTGTGGGCAGATGAAATGGCTTGGGTAGCGACAGCTATTATAGGTGGTTCGGTTGTAAGTGCCGCATCTACTGCTTATGGAGCAAGCAAAGCAGCTAGTGCGCAAGAGCAAGCTGCTCAATTAGCTGCTCAAACTCAAATGAATATGTATAATACGACAAGGGGGGATTTAGCACCCTTTCGTCAAATAGGTCAAACTGCTGCTACAGATTTAACTAATCGTCTTGGTGATTTAACTGCTCCGATCACGATGGATCAAGCGACATTAGAAAAGACACCTGGATATCAGTTTAATCTTTATCAAGGTGAAAAAGCTGTTGATAATTCTGCTGCTGCAAGAGGTTTGGGCGAAAGTGGTGCAGCATTAAAAGGTGCAGCTACTTTTGCGACTGGATTAGCTGATAATACTTATCAACAACAATTTCAAAATGCTGTTGTCAATCAAACTAATGCTTATAATCGATTAAAAGGATTAGTCGATACTGGTGAAAATGCTTCTGCTCAAACTGGTGTATTAGGACAGCAAGCTGCTACTCAAATATCAGGAGCACAGATAGGTGCAGGTAATGCACAAGCTGCTGCTGATAATGCAATTGGTGGTGCAGTTGGAAATGTAGGTAATAATATTGCAGGTTATGCGATGTATAAAGGTTTATATGGTAATTCTAACTATGGAACTGCAAATTCAACTTATGCTAGAATGGGTGGTGCAGGACCATTTCAACCTACAGGATAAATGAAAATGATAAAAGAACAAGAAAATAATAAAGCAATTAAATTTAATCGTACAAGTCTGACTGAAGAACAATTTGAATATGGAAAAGATGTAATTAGACGAGCAATTAAAGAATTTAATCCAAAGGAAAATGAAAATGATAGCAAATCATGAAATGGCTTTACTTATCGATAAAAAAGGTAAGAAAGCTGATGATATATATGTAATTCCTGCTTTTGAAAACCTTCCTTTGGATCATGACGTTTATCATGCAGATTATGTTTTACTTGAAGGTGAAATAATCAGCATTGAAACTATAGAAAGATTAAAAGTTTTAGTTAATATAAATGCTCCTAAAACAATAAAACCGCCATTTACTGAGCATAAAATAAAAATACCTTGTCCATATGATCAAAGTCGAGAAATGTTTATTTATGGTCTTAGTGGTAAAAGAAAGTAAATTAAAATGCCTTTTACACCTTTTATTAAATGGTTGAATAATCACGGATTATCTAATCATTATTGTGCAAAATTGTATAGTATTTTAGGTTGGCTTTATTGGTATAAAGCGAGATACTTTTAATGCCTGATATCGATACATCCTCATATCCTCATCCGCAACAAGGGCAAAATCCTCTTGATATTGCTGGCAAGCTTCAAGGACTTGAAAGCAATCGTATCGGTATTGACCAACAGAAATTACAATTAGCTAATCAGCATTTTCAAATTGTTAATCAATCATTAGGTTCTTTATTATATAAGCCCGATCTTACTGCTGATGATATTGTAGGCGAAAGTCAAAAATTAGTTAATCTTGGTTTAATGACACCTGATCATTTTTCACAATTTGTTAGTGCTATTCCTGGTAAAGCTCAATTACAGAAAGACCCTCAAGCTTTACAAAAATATTTAACTGTTACTCGTAATCAAGCTTTATCTAATATGGAGGCTTTAAATTGGTATGGAGGTAGCGGTACAGGTTTTACAGATACAGGTAATGCAATTCAACCGTATAGTGTTAGACAAGGTGCTGCAGTTGCTACTAGTCCGCCAATTGCAAAAAATTTACCTGTAACACAACCAGAATTTAAACCTAATTCAGGTAAAACGGGAGTTGTCGGATCGCCAAATTTATCGCCTAGTTCATTACCTTCTGCTGGTTTTTCAGGAGAAGCGCCACAACAACAGCAAGCACCTATGACAGGTGGTGCTATTCCTGGTGCTACCTCTGTTCCGACTACTACGGTACGCAAGCCTACAGCTTCGGCGCAAGCGCCTGCACGATTACCTATTCAACAATCACAAGCACAACCTGATCAACCGGCAAGTGTAACTGATCGTATTAATGCTGCTACAGGTGAACGTGGGCTTGGCCCACCACCTATGTTTGATGAAGGCAAAGCACAATATTTAGCTGATCAAAATAATGCAAAATCAAAATTGGAAGGATTAAGACCAGCTATTCTTGCATTATCTAAATTAGATGATTTACGTACTGGTCCTGGTACACCATTATATAATCAAACTGTAGCATTTTTTAAAACATGGGGTATTATTCCTACTCAAACACCTAACGATCCCACAGCAGTTTATCAAGAATTAAATAAATATTTTCATCAATATATGAAAGGGCGCGGGGGACGTTCCGATGCTGATTTAAATGCAGCAGAGCAATCTAGTCCTAATTTAGGATTACAAATTAATCCTGCATTACGGGATTTAACTATGAATGCTGTTGCACAAGATCGTGTTGATGCAGGAATGCCCGGTGCATTTAAAGGTACTCAATTTCAAAATTATGGAGCACATCGAACTAATTATGCATCAACACAAGACCTTCGCGCAGCACAATTAGATTTAATGAAACCTGCTGAAAGAAAAGCAATTATGGATGAAATGAGAACTAAACAAAATACCCCCGAAGGTCAAAAATTTATAAACACATTAAAGAATTTACGATCACAACAAATTGTTAATCCGCCAACACAATCGCAATAAATATTATGCCTAACGATTTTGATAATTTATATAATGAATTTGTAGGACCACAACAGCAAACAAAACCTGCTGTTGCTAATCCTGATTTTGATAATTTATATAATGAATTTGTAGATAAAGGACAAGCTGCAACACAAGCGGAAGCACCTACAAAATGGTGGCAAGGATTAGCTAATGATCCGACATGGGCTGGATTAGCTAAACGTGTTGGCATAAGCGGTATACGTGGTATGGCAGATATTTCTGATACTGCTCTACATGGTGTACAAAATGTAATTAGTACTATTGCAAATAAAACATTACCGGAAAATTTATCTACTTCAATTCGTCAAGGTTTTGAAGAAAGTCAAGCACAAGATAAAGCATTAAGAAATTTATATAATAAAGAATTTCCTTCATCTGATAGTATTATACCTAACACAACAGATGTTGGTCGAATGGCTGGACAAGCTATTGCAACTGCACCTGTTATGCCAATTAAAGCCATTCAAGTTGGTAGAGCACTCGTTGGTGCTTTGCCCACAATATCTGCAACAGGTGCTAAAATAGCAGCACCTCTCATTAATCGTTTAGCTGGTGCATCTGTAGCGGGCGGTATTGGGGGAGCAACATTAGGTGCAACAACAGCTTCAACCAGCGATGATGACACATTAAGTAATGTGGGCAAATCGACATTAAGCGGTATGATTGCCGGTCCTGCTTTGGGTGCTCTTGGAAGCACTGCAAAAGCAGTTGGTGGAAAATTATTTGGTAATATTGGTTATTCAACAGCAGAGTTAGCTAAACGTGCTGAAGAATTAGGAATTAATCTTAAAGCAACACAAGTTTCGAGTAGTCCTTTATTAAAGAAATATGATCAAGTTAGTGGAATGCTTCCATTTTCTGGAGCGCAAGGAACTAGTGATACACAAATACAACAATTTACTCGTGCTGTTTCTAGAACATTTGGACAAGACACAAGTGAAATAACTCCGCAAGTTATTGCTGATGCGCGAAAGCAAATTGGTGGTAATATGGAGAATATTTATAAAGGTGCTACTGTTAAAGTAGATAAACCTTTTGCACAAGATTTACAACAAGTAATTGATGATGCACAAGGTACACATGCTGATAGCGAATTAAAACCAGTAATGAATCAAGTTAAAAATGTAATTTCTAAAATAGATCAAAATGGTGAAATTAGCGGCGATGCTTATCATGGATTAACTAAATATAATGCTGTTCTTTCTAAAGCACAGCAATCGGCAAATCCTAATATTGCTAATTCTGCTAATCAAGTACGAAATGCGTTAGAAGATGTATTATTTCGTAATTTGCCTGCTGATCAGCAACAAGCTTTATCGCAAGCTAGATCACAATATAAAGCTGCTATGACTGTGAAGCCTTTAGTTGATCAATCTGCTGAAGGTTATGTTAGCCCATTAAAATTAATGCAAAAAGTTATTAACTCTCCTGGTGGCAAGTTACGTTCTGGTGAATTAGGAGAATTAGCAGATATAGGACGTAAGTTCTTTCCGACACCTTCGGATAGTGGTACGCCACTCGGAACTATGTTATTACAGGCTATACATGATCCGAAATCAGCTATAGGTGCGGCTGGTGGTGCTTTGTATAGCGGTGCTGCTTTTACAGATGTTGGATTAGGTGGAATGGGTTTGGCTGCTAATCGTTTAATTCGTTCTGCCGTAAACAGTAAAATGACTAGAAATGCTATTATTCGTGGTGGTATGGGCGAAACTTATGGAAATATTAATAAACTTACTGATACCATTGCACCTTATTCGGCACAGTTATTGAATAAACCAAATGATAAACAACAGAAATTACCTATTGCATTAAGTCAATAGTCATCACGATTATTATAGTAATCAATACTTATAATACCAAATAATGTTAATATAAATATGATAAATTCATAAGCAATTACACACATGCATGCAAATATTATTCCATGCCAATTAATGTAATCGAAAAAATACCATGCTGTTAAACACCATACGGACCAGAAAATGAAAAGTTTTACTCGATTATTCATTATTACTTTCCTTATTTGCATTCCTATTTATTATATTTATGCTCAAACTGCGAGTATTTTGCCGCCTGCCGAAACTCAGTTCTTTGATGCAAATGGAAATCCTTTAAGTGGCGGTACGGTTGATTTCTATATTCCAAATACATTTACACGAAAGACGACTTGGCAAGATGCAGCGGAAACTATTCCTAACGCTAATCCTGTTATCCTAGATGCAGCGGGAAAAGCATTAATACTTGGTAGTGGTTCGTATCGTCAAATCATTAAAGACAGTCTTGGAAATTTAATTTGGGATCAAGTAACGACTGCCCCATTACCTAGTTCTGGTGCCACACTTACAGGTGACGGTAATGCTGTAGGTACAATTAAACCTTATATTGGACTTGTAGCGCCAGCACAATATTTATTTGCTAATGGTCAAAATATTTCGCGTACTACATATAGTGCTTTAATTGGTGTTATGACACAAGTTAGTAATGTAGTTTGTCAAAGTGGTAATCCTACTATTACTGGTTTATCTGATACAACTCAAATTCCTAATGGTGCTGCTGTAGAGTTAGCTTGTGTACCTAGCGGAACAACTGTTCTTTCAACTACATCTACTACAGTTACCTTAAGTATGAATAGTACAATTAATGGAAACGCTACAGCAACGTTTTTTCCATTTGGTAATGGTGATGGAGTTACTACATTTACATTACCTGATATGCGAGGTGTTTATCTTGCTGGTCGTAATAATATGGGTGGTAGCGCTGGAACTAAATTAAGTACTACTTTTTTTAGTTCTGCTAATCCGAATGCTTTAGGTGCAATAGGTGGTGCTCAGTCTCATACTATGACTGTTGCTGAATTAGTTGCTCACAATCATACTGTAAGCATTACTGATCCTGGTCATACACATACAGTCGGTATTGGTACAAATAATATATTTCAAAATGGTGGTGCAACTCCTGCTGAAATTGCAACTGGTACAACTACATCAAGTACAAATACGACGGGTATAACTGCGACAACTGCAAATAATGGTACTGGTAATGCATTTACTATAGTTCCTCCTACTATGACGGTTAATTATGTTATTAAAGTTTTACCCGACACAAGCATTTCAACATCAAATGTTGTTACATCATTAGGTGGTTTAACTGGCCCTATTGCTTGTGGTACTAATATAACTTGTAGCGGTACTACTATTTTTGTTAATACTACAGGTGGTGGAACTGTAGCGAATGCTTCCACAGGACAATTAGGTTATTATGCTAGTAATGGTACTACAATTTCTGGTAATACGAATGCTAATATTACAAATGGTGCTTTAACGTTAGGTACTGCTAATACTACATTAGGTTCACTTATTTTAGAAGGTTCTACAAGCGGTGCAGTTACTCTTACACCACAAGCTGTTGCCGGCACTCCTACAGTTACATATGGAACTAATAGCGGTACTCCTGCTGTAACTGCTTCTGCTCCTATTGTACTTAATAGCGGTACAGGTAATTTAACATTAAATGCTATAGCTAATGCAAATTTAGCTAATATGAATGCTAATACTATTAAGGCAAATAATACAGGTGGTGCTACTACTCCAAGTGATTTGACTGCTGGTCAATTAGGTGCAATGCTTTGTGTACCAAATACGCAAATATTTATTAGTGGTGCTGCTCAAACTTATACAACACCTACTTGTAATGGTATTACTGCAACTTGGCTTGAATTACATTTACAAGGTGGGGGTGGTGGTGGCGGCGGATCAGGAACTACTGCAACAAGTGCTAGTAATGGTAATACATCTTCGTTCGGTGCTTTAACTGCAAATGGTGGCGGTGGTGGTACTAATTCAGGTGTTAATGGCGAATCTGGTGCAGGAGGAACTTGCAGTGGTAGTTTAGGTACTCAACAAAATTTTGTTGGTGGTATGGGAGAAGTCATAAATAATGCTGCAAGTACGTCGGGTGGATATGGTGCAGCGAGTTATTACGGTGGTGCTGGCGCCAATGGAATAACAAATGCTGTTGGTCAAGCGGCTGCTGCTAATACAGGTGCAGGAGGCGGTGGGGCGGGCATGGGCGCTGCTGGTGCCGGTCCTGGTGCTGGGGGCGGTTCGGGTTGTCACATTTGGTCAATAGTCACTGCTCCCGCTGCCACTGCTCTTTATACCGTTGGTGCAGCAGCAGCAGGTGGTACTGCTGGAACAAGTGGTCAAAATGGTGGTCAAGGTGCAGCAGGATTAATTATTGCAACAGCACATTGGCAATAAGGGAATTATAAATGTTAACAATTGAAATACTAAAACGACGTTGGCCACAAGGAAATCAACACGTACCTAATTTAATCGAAGGTATTATTGATAGTGCTCCAAGTGTGTTTGATCGATATGGGATTAAATCAGCACTTGTATTAGCTCATGCTATGGGACAATTTTCTGAAGAATGTGGTTGCGGTTTGGAAATGATAGAAAGTCTAAATTATAGTGCTGAAAGATTACGTCAAATATTTCCTACTCATTTTACATTAAGTATGGCGCAAAGATGGGAACATAATGAAAAAATGATAGGTCAAATAGCTTACGGTGGTCGAATGGGAAATGCGCCACCACCAAGTACAGATGGATTTGACTTTCGTGGTGCTGGCTTGTCACAAGTTACAGGTCGTGAAGGATTTGCAAAATTACAAGCTAAATTAGATCAGATGAATGCAGGATTTAACATTTTGAATAATCCTCAATTGATCATTAGCCCGCAGCATACATTTGAATGTGGAATTGCTGATTATATCGTTTGCGGCTGCTTGCCTTTTGCGGAAAAAGACGACACTATCCATGAAACACGAGCGTTAAATGGTGGTACTAATGGCTTGCTAGAACGCAAACGACAAATTTCATTTTGGAAAAAGGAATTACTATGAATTTAATAAATAAAGATCAATTATTAGGGATATTGCGTGCAGTTATCCCTGCTTTAATGGCTTATTTTGTTGGTCGTGGTTGGATTAGTGAAAGTTCTGCTGGGGAAGTAGGTGCAGCAATTATTACATTAGCTGCTGCTGGTTGGTCAGTTGGTGTTCATACAGATAGCGCTAAAATTGCTTCTGTCGAAGAAATGCCAGCTATTAAAAAGATTGTAGTAGATGCATCGGCACCTATAGGCGAAGCTGCGTCACAAGCAGCAATTGATAGAGATAGACCAAAAGTTGCTACTGAAACATTCGCTCCTACATCGTCAATTGGTAGATTTGCGAAATGAGTAAATCATATGTGGACCGAGCATGAATTTCAAGTTCTAAATGGTAAGTTGGACGCCATTCTTTCAAATGTTCAACATATTCAGCAAAAAGAAAGATACATTATGGCACTAGCAGATGATCTTAATAATGCGGTAACCGCTCTTGCTACTGCATCGGCGGCAGAAGACGCTGCTGTTCAAGTAGAACTTACTACACTTGCTAAAGCTATTGCGACAGCGGACCCGGCTACTCAAGCGGCGGTGAATCAGGCTATCTCGAACATTGGAACTATCACAAGTAAGGTCGCCGCGGATACGGCCGCGCTTACGGCTTCTATTCCCGCAGCGACTACGGTACCTCCGCCGCCTCCTCCTCCGCCGCCGCCGGTTCCTCCGACAGTAACGCCTCCGGTTGTGGCAACGCCTCCGGTGACTGCTCCGAATGCATCTCCCCCGAGTGCACCTCCAGCGAGTGCTGTTACACCGCTTGGTGGCCGACGACGATAAGTTTATATAAAAAGTGAGCGGGATTATTATCCCGCTCATATAATTTCGAGGATAAGTGATGTTTAAGTTAGGTAAAAAACCAGCACGAGCAGGTTCTATAAAGTTTGGATTTGCTCAATTTTTTAATGCTTCCGATTTACCTAAACCCCCGTTGGTATTTGGACGAGTAGGTCTTATTCATAATTGGGGGATGTTGGCGAATGATAAAGTAAGTAATTGTGTATTTGCTGGTGCTGCACATGAGACGATGTTGTGGCGAGCATGGGCTGATACTCCAGTCCCGACGTTCACCGATCAGAATGTGATTTCTGATTATGCCAAGGTTGCGGGGTATGATGGCACTGAAGCCAGCGATCAGGGTACCGATTTGGCGGCTGCTGCTGCATATCGAAAGCAGGTTGGCATAATAGATAATAGTGGTACTCGTCATCAGATCGATGCTTACGTTTCGCTGCGTCCAGGCAATTTAGATGAACTGGCACTTGCTGTTTATTTATTTGGTGCTGTAGGAATTGGGCTGGAAATGCCTTCCAGTACACAGGACCAATTTGACAACGCGGAACCATGGGTTTTAGTAAAAAGTTCACCTACTGAAGGTGGTCATTATGTACCGTGTATCGGTCGCAACTCAGTTGGTAATTTTCTTGTAGTAACCTGGGGCCGACTACAAGCGGTTACTCCCGACTTCATTTTAGATAAGATGGACGAAGGTGCCGCTTATCTATCGTTTGAACAGATGCGAGGAAATGTTAATCCGCGCGGCTTTGATGTAGTAGGATTACGCAAAGCATTGGCAGAATTATAAAGGAAAATGTCATGATAAAAAAAGACAAGTTATTAGACCCTGATGAAATACAAGTAGCGATTATAGCAGCTAAAGAAGCTGCATCAAATATCACCTATATGGGAGTTAACGTAGGATCACGTATTTCTGATGATGAGTATCGTAACATTGTAACGGCAATTGTTACAGCAATAGAAAATTATCGTTCTGGACGGATCATTTAAGGATAAGTTTAATGAGAAACGTTAAGATATTAACAATCATTGTGGGCGTATTTGTATGCGCTGCTTGTATTTCTGCATCATCTAATCATAGCGATGATATACATATCAATACTAATTCTTGCTTAAGTTGGTTGCCAGATCGCGGTTATGTTGATGTTTGTCAACCGGCATCTTTTGGAGAAAGGTGGGGAATATCTTCATCTCAGCCAGTGCAAGCGATGCAAGTAAGCCATTTAAAATGTTGGCGGTTAAATTCAAAATCTATAATTCATAAATACAAAAGGAAAAGTATATGAAGAAGATTGCTATGTTTACTCTTGCAGCGACCCTAAGTTTAGGTAGTTGTGCTACTACAGGAAGTATTACTCCTGTTAATGTACAATCGGCTATTACTGCTGTACAATCGGCGGCTGTTCAAGCTTGCGGATTTTTGCCAACTGCAAGTACAGTATCCGCAATACTAGCTTCTTTTGTACCTGGAGCTAGCGCAATTGAAACATGGGTTGTTAATATAGCTGATCAGATTTGTGCAGCAGTTGCACCTCTTAAAGGGCAAAAACTAAGAGCGGCGTTAGCTCCTACTGTTAATGGTGTTGTAATTCATGGGCGATTTGTTCAATAAACAAAGGAATAATAAAATGCCAATAGGTCTATTATTTTGGATGTTAATGATTTTATGGTTAATTTTTGGTGGTATATGGTGGCGTAATGGTAGTAATTGGTCTTATGGATGGGGCGGTAACATGTTGTTGTTATTCGTCCTTCTTTTCCTTTTAGGATGGCATGACTTTGGCTTTATTCTGCAAGGTGGTGGCATTGGAGGAAGATAATCATGATTAAGAAATTAGCACTTGCTCTTGCTCTTTCTGTTTTAGCTTTACCTGCATTTGGTGCTACTGTTACTTTGACATGGACTAATCCGACTACACATACAGATGGATCACTTATTACTGGTGCATTAACAACTAGTATTTTTGATGTTGTTACACCAGTAACGGGACCTGCTCTTGCGTCTGTATTGGTTGGAACTGGTGTATCACCATTTACGACACCTGTACTTGCAAGTGGTGGTCATTCATTTACGGTTATTAATTGTGAAGCTGGTGGCGGATGTTCCGCTCCTAGTAATGCTGTAGTTGAGATAGTTGCTCCTGCTGTACCAAATGCGGTGACCGATCTTAGCGGAGCGTTAAATCCGTGAAATTGATTATTGTTTTGCTAATATTGTGTATAATGATGCCGGCATATGCGGCTGATCTTGAAATTCCTACAATATATGAGCGTTCGCATTATCGGCATCATCATCACCATCGACATCATCGTGAAATATTTCCTCCTAATAAAGTAAAAAATTTACGTGGTATTCTAAATCCATAAAAGGAATATTTTCATGGGTTTAATTCTTCTAATTCTTTTAATCTTGATCCTATTTGGGGGCATAGGTGGTATAGGTCCGGGTGGTTATGGTTATGGATATGGGCATGGTGGTGTAGGTATCATTGGAATAATTTTAATTGTCGTTGTGGTATTGGTATTGCTTGGTAGATTTTAATTATGAGTGAACGATTTCTTTTAGGTATAGCTATTGGAGTATGTTTATTAGGTGTTTTGATATTAAGTTTTATTATTTAATTTTGTGGCTTGCGTAGTTCAAGCGCAAGGATTTTGCTATGGTTGAAAATTCTAAACGAATGAGTACGCAGGAAATTACGACACCAAATCCTGATCCTACCGTTTTGACAACAACTGCTTTGTTACGCGAAATTACGGGTTCACGTGAGTTAGCAGAAATTCTCGTTAACTTTACGCGCGAAATCGTTGAACGGCAGATAAAAGGCGATCGCGAATATATGAATGTTCGGATTAATCATATTGAAAAAACAATGGATGCGTTTCCTGCAAATATTTTAGGAGCCGTTAAACAGCAATCGCTAAATGTAGATGAAAAATTTAAGGTCTATGATCAGCGATTTGACAACATTAGAATTCAGTTTACCGAACGAGATACTAGATCGGAAACATCGCGAGGTGATGCGACTAAAGCTATTGATGCAGCATTCGCCTCGGCAGATAAAGCGATTAACAAGACCGAAACGGGATTTAAAGATCAAATCACAGAACAAGGCAAGCGCATTGATACTGTAAGCAAGAGTGCAGATGAAAAAAATTCTGCATTGAAAGAATTAGTTAATGATCAAAAAGATCGAATTACGGCTTTGGAATCCAGGCTGCAGGGTGCAACAATACATAGAACGGAAACTTTATCCTCTAGTTCGTTGCTTATTGCTATTGTTGTAGCGGCAGTGACAGTCATTGGAGCTATTGGTACCGTTGCCTTTATGTTACACAATCATTAAGAAAATGAAATATGTCTGCCGTTCTTCGATGTATGGTCACTTTGAGCGTGAGCAATACACATTTGCAGCAAATTCATCTTATTTCCGATGATAGCAGGGATCGGATTGATATTTTCATCAATGCACCAATAGGGACGTTTGAACTCAAAAAGGATCGGGAATATCTCGTGCAATTTATACCAGTTCTGCAAGTGGACTAATGTTTAGATGCTACCCAATGTATTTCATCTGAATATCGAGGCATTTTTATATCAGATAATTTTATATTCATTCTTTCATCAGGATGATTTGATTGATTAATATCACAAATTTTCATAGCATCAGCACATTTAGCACGTCTACGACATTCATTTTCATTTCGACATTCACTATAATAACAAGATAAAGGCATTTATTTATCTCCTAAAAGAATGAAATTTGTTTAGGTCGTTGAATATAATCTATTTCTTCTAACATCTCTATCGTTCGTTTAATATACCATTCATAATTTATATTTTGCGGAAATTCTTTTGGAAGGTCCATGCATGGAATTGAACCTTCACTATCTGGAACTTTATTATCATTCTTAATATAATTAATTGTACCATGCTCATTTTGTCCATAATACCATCTCACTACTTTGCCTAAGTAATACCCATCTTTGTGGGCACCACCTGTTACATTTTTTACGACTACAAATTTAGTAATATCTTTGCATTCTTTTATCGTTTGTTCAAGTGAAATATTTTGCCCTATTAAGTTCTCAATAGCTTCAATACAAATTTGGGTTGTTGGATTTTTCTGAAATTTCCAATATTGATCTTTGCCGGTTTTGCCTCGCCATGGATCATAATAATCATTTTTTCCTTTAAAACTTTTCTTATTCTTAACCGCAAGATATGCATTGACATCTCGGCTATAAATGGCTTCATATTTAGTTTCTTCTGTTATGAAACCTGTTTGTTCTTCCCATTGTTGAATAATATTTAAATATTCACTCTGTTGTTTCTTCGCACACCAAATCAATATTCCATCTGTATTTGCGCTTACAACTTGTATCTTCAATAATTCCAGATTTTCTATCAACATTAGCAGGGCCAACTGTCCCGTCAGAGTTATTTGAATAGTAATATTTGGTGCATATAGAACAGAATAAGGTGACCCTGTTTTTCCAAAGGTACCATTTATTGCTATTTTCAGACATTCTGATATGCTCCCTTGTTTAGCTTTTTTAGCTGCTAATCTTCGATCAACTAAAGTTTGATAAACAGTTAAGAAATCTTGTCCTAAATGTTCGGGATAAAGCCCTTGGTTGAGGATTACAGCCGGATAATAGCTCGCAACGTCACGATCTAATAATCCGTATTCCTCATTAGATTTATATGAGACGTTTTTTTCGCTGCTGTGTAGTCCGCCAAGGCCAAGGCGATATACTCCATTCCCTATTTGAATTTTGAGCCCTTTTAATTCTGCTGGCAGAACAAGCCGACCGCTGTCATCTGTTGAAAATTTTGCTGCTGCGACAATTTGTAGCACTTTTTTAAGTTCTGGTGTTTGAAACTGTATATAATTAGGAACGTAATAACTATAAGTTTTACTTTCAATTTTAGGTTTACTTGGCCATTTATCTGATATCTGCTTTATTTCACTTGATATAATAGCTTCAGCAATTTGAGCATCTGATTTACTCATTAAATCTTGTCGATATTGAATAGATAATTGTTCTCTTAATTGTATCTGTTCTGAAAGATTGTTATATAAAAGTTCAGTAGTGTTAAGATCATTAATACAGTAATCACGAACCACATCAATCTCGGATTGTGATAAGATTTTGTCATGTACAAATGGCAAATCTTGAATACGTGGTGCATGCAATCGCGCTCCATATAATTTAAGTGAACCCTTAAGAGGACAAACTTCGATCAAGTCGATATGATTAGTTTTATAAATTTGAAAATTATATTTCTTAGTTGCTTCAACGGGAAATAGTGAATTGAAAATGAGATCATTTGAAAGTTTTTTAATTGTAAAAACACAACAGTATCGATAAGCATACCAAATTATAGGTAAATCATATTTTATACTATTAAAGCCAATAGTTTGATAATTATGCATTATCCAAGAAAGTTTTAATGGATTTTCTCCATTTTCAAATAGTATTATTTTTCCAGTTTCTAAATGCTTAAATGCAATTAGAAAATAATTTTCATAACTTTCAGTATCAACCACTAATATATTATTAAAGCCTTTATGCATTAATATTTCATTATCAGTCATTAACTCGTATTGAATAAAATCTCTTGCAAGATATGGTTTTAACTTAACGCAACTATCATTAAGTGTAAGTCTACCAATATCGTCAAAATTAGTTTTCATGACTTGACGAGAGCACGAATGCGGGCGGCTACTCTGTGATCGCCAACTATTGCCGCGCACCGCTCGATCGTCGCGGCTTCGATGGCGTCTCCTCGATCTTGTTCGCAGCAAATAACAGTTTGCAGTCGATCTATTTCATCCTTCAGTTCCCTCACGCGGGCTTCGGCGGCCTCGGCGCGCTGCTCTAATCGCTCGCCGTTGCGGTTTGCAACAAGCGCATATTCTTTCAGCCGCTCGATCTCCTGCGCCTGCGCGGCGAGGGCGGTGACGAGTTCATTGAACATGTTGGCGGCAATAAGATCGCTATCATATTCGGTGATCATCGCAGTTCCCCGCGCGATCAGTTCTGCGGTGTCGGTCATTTCACATCCTTCCTGCAATTGCCCCTCTACATCTATTACCATGCCACATTAGCATATAACTATTATTATGTATTCCAGGTGCCATAAAGTCTATTTGTTTAGCATAAGGTCGAATAAGTTTCAACTGTTTAATTGAATAAATTGGACCTTTAGGAATACCGTAACATTCATATGTTGCACCTTCATTATTATCAGCATGTGTTTTAATTAATCCTTGATCAAAATAAACACATTCATCGGCAAAAGGTTCAATAGCATCAATTGCTTTCCAGAAATCGTTTGGTACAGGCCAGAGATTACATTTATTATCTAATATATTTAGAATGTCTGGCCAAGGTTCCGCGTAGAATTGAGTACGCAGCCAACTTTCATCATCAAAATAGAAAGTTGCACTCGATTGACTAAATCCAAATTTAGTAAGTTTCTTTTGTATTTTACTTAATGTTGTCGCGAATGTTTTAGGTATTGCTATACCGTAAGGCAAATCAATTCCGTGCCAAAACTCCATCATGACATATCGATTTGTAGCCAATACAGAAGCGCCAGCGATCAATATGGATGCGGTTATAACGCTTTGGGCTGTCTCACTAGCCAAGGGTGCAACAGCCTCTACAGCCTCTTTAAAACGATCATCTATTATAGCTTGTGGAGGATCGGGAATTGCAACTCCAAGTAGCGATGATTCGATACAGGGAACAGTACATTTAAATTTACCAGATTTGATAGATAATCTATTATTATCAAGTTGAGTAATTGATAAATTATCCCCACACTTAGACAATGCTTGTACTATCAATTCGGCATTAGGGGCACAGTTTATATCTTCACTAATCTTGCAGCCAATTGCCAAAATACCATTGAATACAACAATGCTATTATTATGTAAAAGAACGTGAGTTTCATTTGGTGAACCTTCAGATTTGCATATTAAATTAGCAAACTTTAAGGCTTCAAGAAAGCTGGAATGATTAGTTTCTACTTTTGCACGAGATTTTGGACGCGGCATTTAGAAAGGTGTTTCCATTATATCAATCCATTGTGGGCATCCGTACGCGATAACTCTAGCAGGTGGTCGTTGATTATATAAATTACATATTTCTTTATTTTCATTAAAATTCAAACAATTTAGACAATTAGCAAAAGGATCGGTAGCAGTTTCTATAGCGTTATACGATGCTTCAATAATAGCGTGATGAAATTCAACGCTCGCTTCTTTTCGTACTTTACGTTTCATTTACCATTCGTGTCCAACGATTTCCGGCCACTTTTTATTGCACCATACTTTAATTCGTTTCGGTATTCGAAGCTGTGACATATATTGCAAAGCTTCTTGTGTTGTTTTAGGTGGTTCGCTTTTGTGCCGCTGTCGCCACCAATCTCGTGCCATTTTACCAGTTACCCCAGGATGCTCTAAACATATCCATTCTCGAAAGGATTGTAAACCACAAAAATATGTTACTTTCATTGATTGTGGTGAACCTATTTTATCATGCTGACTATATATAACCCTATCCACATTGAACTGCTCAATAATAGGTAAGTCAGAACGTAAGATAGCATCAGTTCCAGCTTTTGGAACAAGTTTAGTTTGAAAGATAAATTCTTCTCCGCATTGGCAGCATATGCGAGCGCTAATATGATTGTAAGCGCCACAGTTATCGCATAGCTTAACTGGTATGTCACCTTGCTTTTCTCCCTTACGTCTTGGTATTACGGGGTCATTAATAGGACCAAGCCTAGGAACATTGCGACCAAAATCCAACACAAGACAATTATTTTTATTATTCGCAGGTCTAGTACCGCGTCCGAGCTTTTGTATATGCAAAGGGATAGACATAGTTGGACGAAAATCCCCAATAAGATCGATATCGGGATGATTAAACCCGGTGGTAAGTTTGCTAAAGTTGACAATTGATTTTAACCTCCCTGCTTTAAAAGCTTTGATAGCAGCGTCGTTATATTCTGGCTTTTGTTTCGAATGGATCGCGGCACAGTCAATGCCAAAACTACTTAACATTGATGCTATATGCTCGGCGTGCTTGATACCACTTGAAAATAACAGCCATGATTTTCGATTCTGCCCCGCAGCAACCATTTCTCGTAAGCCTTCATAAGTAATTTTTTCTTTATCTGCAGCATCTTCTAATTGACTTAAAATAAATTCACCTTTTGTCATGCCCACACTACTTGTATCAATTTCAGTCTTGGTTCGCAATGGAATTAATGGGCAAAGATATCCTTCAGCAATCAAACGATTAAATCCGTCTATTCCGGTTAGATCATGAATAATATCGGTAAATAATCCTCCGTCGGTCAGAAGCCCTTGTCCCATTCTGAAAGGTGTTGCAGTCATTCCAATAATTTTAAGATTTGGATTGATGATTTTCAATCCATTGATGAAAGTTAGATACATACTACTTTCATCTTGATTTACTAAATGTCCTTCATCAATAAAAATAATGTCTCTATGTCCAAATTGTAATGGGTTTTTGATTGCGCTCTGGATGCCAGCATAAATTACAGGTAGTGCTATATCCTTCGATTTTAAGCCAGCGGAATAAATCCCCAATGGAGCATGTGGCCAAATATATTGCAAGACAGTCGCATTTTGCTTAATAAGTTCAGAAACACTTGTTAAAAGCATAAAGCGTTGTGTTGGCCATACTTTCATTATTCTTTCTATGAATGCCGCTGGCAAAACCGATTTGCCTGTACCTGTGGGCCAGCTAATTAACGGATTACCTTTATTTCCGTTTGCAAAATAGGTCCATATACTATCAAGTGCATCTTCTTGATATGCACGAAGCTTAATCATTTCTTTATAATCAAATCATTTTGTAATTCTGCATATTTTAGTATAGTTTGTTCGTATTCATGAAGTTGCATCAATAATCTATATTGATGCTCTAAATATCGACTTATTTCATAAATTTCATAATTTGAATACGTTAAGTCAATTAATTTAGGTTTATTATGATGTTCGCGTATTTTATTATTAAATGCATTTATTGCATCTTTTAATACATGCATTTCTTCATCTGTCATTTTTCATTGTCCATTTATTGAGATATGTTGTGGGCATCCTACTTTGATAAAATCATTTGGGATACGTCCATATAATTTACAATACCACTCTCCAAGAGTTACAGGTTCGGCATTACGACAGCTACGACAATTCATTTCAACAGGTTCATTATTATGACAGATATCGGCGAAATGACAATACTTACATTCAAAGAAGCTTGGATTTTCCGCAATTCTTGGCGGTGGTATTTGAGATGATATAATATCTTGTGCTTTCTTTTCTAATTCCTTTCCCAGGTTCCAATCAAGCGGAACTATTTCAATTGTAATATCGCTATCATTCTTATTTTCAATTAGATAAAGTCCATATTTTAATTGATAATATAATCCATACTGGCACATTTGAGCGTAGTGTTTGGGCTTAGCTTTAATAACACTTTTTTCTGCCACATCATTATATGCGCTACCAGTTCCATTTGTTTTAAACTCATTTAACCACATCAAATCTTCAGTAAGATTGTATCGTGTTGGTGCACGACATATTCCATCAAGTGATCCTCCGTAATGACCATTGCAAGCTGATATGTGCCATTGTTCATTAGTTTTACTAAATTTTATAAATTCAAATCCTATAGCTTGTAAATATTCAATAAATCTTGGTTCGGCATTATGTCCAACTTGAAATAAGCGTTGCATTCGACCATCAAAATTTTCTTTTTTAACCCATCTAAATATATACCATAACTTACGCGAACATTTTTCACCCATTACAGATGCACCTAAATGTTCTCTATGTCCTGTATTATATTTAATAGCACAATATTCATTAATATCTTGCTTGATTTGTGCAGCAAGTTGCCAGCGATCACCTTGATTTTCAAGATTAATCATTTATATTTCCTTTTTAAAAGTAAATAACCGTGTTGTGGGTGCTACGGTTCAGAGCAGATTTCGCAACCGCTAAGATCGATGCATCACAAGGCAGCTACGCCACATAATTAATTGCATGAGTTGATATTCTTGACCGCGCCTATGTGGTAATCGATAACCAAACGGAGAATATCTTTCTGATAGCCGATCCTCATGCTAACCGACCCGAAAGGCGGTTATCGATTATCTCGCTCCCCAAGGAGGGGTTTTAGATGCTTGTCCCTGCGACCATCCCGGTGCAGCTTGTTCGGCTTGCTGTGCAGGCGCGGTATTATTCCATGCCGGTGCAGAATGCTGGCCACCTTGATTGATGGGGGCTTGTCCGGTAGCGGTAGTTTGCCCCCATCCTCCATTTGGTGCTGCTTGCTGTGGTTGCGGTGCCGTTGCCGGTGCTTTCCCCGGTTCATTACCGTGAATGTCAAACACTCGCTTCAATTCGACATAACCCCCTTGCGGTTTTGCCTCTGTTGGTTCCTCGCCTTTCTGATATCCAACTCGCATCTTGCCGCGGGCTTGCAGTAATTCTCTTCCTTGGTTTTGCCAATTAATCTTATAAACTCCTGTCGCATGACAAAGTGCACTTAATTGTCCATGTGCAATTTCAACAGTTTTTGCTGATTTTGTATGGTCATTTGGATCATTATACCAAATATTATAACGATGTATAATCGATCCGCGAGGCGAGGTAAATTCAACTTGAAAATAGCCACCACTATTATCCTTAGTTGACTTAATTTCACAGCCTGTAATGGTGAAATCAAAATCACCTACAGGATGTGCTTCGCCAGCTTGGCGAGGCTGAAATTGCGATGCGTCGAAAACACCTGTAACTTGTCCATTGCTCATTATTCTTTTCCTTTCAAAAATTCCCAAAACTTTTTAGCAACATCTAGTGCTGCATCTTCGCTATTAAGTTCAAAGTGTTTTGATGCTAATTCTAAACACTTAAATTTCATTTCTATTGTTTGCACGTCATCCATTTAAAACGTCTCCGGTTTAGCGATTGCTCTTATAACAGCCATCAAACCCTGTTGCAAGTTAGTTTTACCGATTGCAAGCCACCGTTTATCGATGTCATGCATTTGATCTACTCTATCACACATTTTACCAATTTCAATACCCATATATTTAATAAAATTGATTGCTTCAATTTCATGAATAGATAATGCACGATAGCCTTTAATATATTCTTTTGGGGCATCTTGCAAAGCTTTCGGCAGCGGCATTTGTTCCTCTTGTTCTTTACTATCGTGCATTTTTCGATCCTTTCCTACTTTCTCATATATAAGTTGTGATCCGCTGGTAGTATGAATAGTTTTCATATCTATTTCAAAACTTTCTCCAATTTTTAATGATCCATATATTAACGATTTATTCATTTATTTCATTGCCTTCTGAATTAATTTTCCAAAATGGGGTTCTTCATAGTCAGCTAACATTCCAGTTCGATCACGACTTAATACATCTATCGATCCATTACATTGAAACGATCTTACTTGTCCTTGTCCTGGCACATTATGAATACCCAAGTGTAGAATAAGATCATATAAATGAGGAATGTCAACATTTAATTGTTGTCCTGCCCAATAAGGTCGTTTTGTTCCATCAACGGTAGTTTCTTTAGCTACAAGATAACAATGCTTCTCGCGAGTATAATATAATGTGCGAAGGTGTGCCATAGTTTGAGTGGCCATTTCGCCATAAGCTTTAAGACCATGTTTATTATCTTTTAGGGCTTGCAATAAATAAGTATCTGCCATTTGCGATGTGCTGTCAATAGCAAGAGTATCAAAGTTTTTTGTTTCAGATGAATTGAAAAACCATTTAAAGAATTGATCAATAGCATCAATTGTGAAGGCTTGATATGTGGGGATATTACTGCCACGCAATGAAAGTAATCCAGGTTCGCAAGCTAATAGAACAGGTCGAGGACAAGTGTTGATTAAAGGTGTTTTTGCTGATCCGGGCGGACCATATATAATCGATTTAACTCCAAATTGATTAGCAAAGTCTTTTGCCGGTTTAAGATCGCGCATATCCATGTTAAACCTCCATTATAATAGGAGGTTGAGACTCTTTGGTGCTTTTATTTCTAATGTCGGCGCAGCTTCAGTTATAGTTAAGATTTCTTCAATCTTTTTGCGAATTTTCTTTTGAATATCTGTAGCGTCACTTTCACATAATTTTCGATATTCGGTTAAATTAAATGTAGCATGCCAACTTACTAAACGTTCAGCTAAAAATGAACCTTCATTTCCCATTTTTTCAATTTGATCTAAACATGTTTCAACCATCGAATTATCATTATCGAGTTTATAATTATACTTTATTTGTGCTTTAAGATTAAAATTATCACCTAATGCAAGTGTATTAGTACCTTCCTGCTTATTTGGAAAGCATCTATCAACAATATATTTACGTAATTCCATTTCACGTTCTTTAAGCTTATCAATATCATCTTTAAGTTTTTGATGCTCCATAAGCAATGCATCTCTATCCATCTTATCGTATGGACTTTGTCGAGAGTTAAAAGGATTTGAACTTACACCAAATTGAATAGACATTTTAATTTTTCCTTTCATTATTATTCGTAACTTGTCTTTCCTCAATCATAGGTGAACTTTCAATTATTTGAACTTGCTGACATTGCAAGCCGTATTGTCCTGTTCCATCTTCGTTTACAATAGGTTCACCATTATCGTGAAGCAACTGTAATGCACCCATAACAATAGTACGAAATTTAATAGTTGTGCCATCAGCAATCTTAACAATCATCCATGGTTCATCAGCAGAAATAACTTTAATAGATCGAGTTTTAGGCATTTGTGCTCCTAATTGTTACCCGGTGACTTCGCATGCAGCCGAAGCCTTAAGGCTGCCGGTACAACCTTGCTTAATGACCGGGAGAGTCTTGGGGGACGTTCAATCATTAAGCATCCTCACTTTTATACGGAACAATTTTGCAGTCAAGAAAAATCTTGTTGCGTTCTAAAAAATTTCTGTCAATGTGAATAAATCAAGAGTTGGAGAATAAACCTATGATAGGAATAAATTCATATGAATAAGAAATTAAACCCAAAAACAAAGACTGAATGGCGTGATTGTGTGCTTGAATTACTTAATGAACGATCACGTCGTATTGAATATGATGATATTGAGAAAGCTACAGGATTAAAGAAAGCATGGTTAACGTTATTTGCAACAGGAAAAATAGATGGTCCATCAGTTAATGCAATGAATACTTTACACGATTACCTTGTTGAACAAATGAACGGTAAAAATGACAAATCAATATGAATGTATTCCAAATGAACTTAAACAACTTAAATCTTGGATAGTATGGAAATATGAAGATGGACAATCACGAAAACCTACCAAGGTTCCTTATATTCCTGGGACAGATATTCATGCTAATGTTTCCGATGCTACTACTTGGGTTGATTTTAATACTGTTATTAATACTGTAGGAAATTATGATGGTATTGGTTTTGTATTTAGTACTAGTGATCCTTATAGTTTTATTGATCTTGATGATTGTGAAGGTAATCAAGCTGACTTAGATAGACAAATAAAAATATTTAGAGAATTTAATAGTTATGCTGAAATAAGTCCTTCAGGTAAAGGATTACATATAATTGTTAAAGGTGTTGTGCCATCTGGGCGCAGGCGTTCCCACATTGAAATATACTCATCGCAACGATATGCAACATTTACAGGTCACACCTATCCAGAAAACGAACCTGTTAAACCTATTAAAGATTGTCAATCATTACTTACTCAATTATGGGAACAAATGGGTGCAGGTGCTCCTGCAATACATCTTTTTAAAGGTGATGATCAAGAAAAATATACTGATCTTGAAATTATAAATCAGGCGACTGAAGCAGTCAATGGGGATAAGTTTAAGCAATTATATTATGAAAAAGATGCTTGGAAAGATATTTATCCTTCACAGTCTGAAGCCGATTTTGCATTAATAGATATTATAGCTTTTTATACACAAAATCGAAAACAAATTGAACGCTTATGGAAATTATCCGTACTTGCAGATAGGTCTAAAGCGCATCGTAAAGATTATTTAACATGGATGATTAATAAATCCTTCGATCGAATGCTGCCGCCACTTGACTTAGATGGATTTAAAATAGCTTTAGAAGATAAAATAGCAGCTTCGTCTAATGGGAAGACAACGGTTTTTGATACCGTGAATATAGGTTCGACTCCTATAGCTGCTGCCACTACCCTTCCACAAGGCTTATTAGGTGAAATCGCACAATTTATCTATGCGGCTGCACCGCGCCCTGTTCCTGAAATAGCCTTGGCGGCTGCTATTGGCTTGATGGCTGGCATATGTGGCAGAGCATATAATGTACTTGGAACCGGACTTAATCAATATGTATTGGCATTAGCAAAGACAGGTCGCGGCAAAGAAAGTATTGCGTCCGGTATAGATAAGTTAATGAATGCAGTTAAATTTACTGTGCCCACATCTACACGCTTTCGTGGGCCTGGAATTATTAATTCAGGTCAAGCGTTAATTAAACATCTTTCCACAACATCAAATTGCTTTGTATCTGTGCTTGGTGAATTTGGATTAACTATAGATAGGATAAGTGATAAATATGCTAATTCGGCGGATAAAATGCTTTATCAAATGTTGCTAGATTTATATAATAAATCAGGAAAGGATCAAACATTACAAGCTTCTATTTATTCAAAGAAAGAAGATAATATAGGCGTAACGGAAAGTCCGGCATTAACAATTCTTGGTGAAAGTACTCAAAAGATATTTTATAATGTGCTTAATGAAGATATGATTGCCGCAGGTCTTTTACCACGATTTTTGATTATTGAATATAATGGTGATAGAGTAGATTTAAATGAAAATCATTATCAAGTTCAACCTCATTGGCAACTTAAAGAACGTTTTGAGGCTTTGATAGCTAATGTTGAAATGGTAATGCATAAGAAAAGTGTTATTGATGTTCAATGTGATGAGCAGTCAGCAAAGCTATTACGTTTATTTGATAAATCAGCTACAAAACAAATTAATTCATCAAAAGATGATGTAATTGAAGAATTGTGGAATCGTGCCCACATGAAAGTGTTGCGCCTTTCTGCTTTGATTGCAGTAGGTGTTAATATGAGTAATCCTAAGATTATTCCTGAATATGTAGAATGGGCAACTAATCTTGTTGAGCGTGATATAAAAATGTTATCGGCTAAATTTCAAGCAGGGGAAATTGGTAAAGATAGTAATGAAATAAGACAATATAACGATATGATCAGGACTATTAAAGAATATTGTACTTTGCCATGGGAACATGCTAAAAAATATTGTAGGTTATCATGTCAAAAATTTCATAATGATAAGTTGATACCAAATGAGTATTTTAATGGCAGAGCAGGCAAATTAACATCATTTTTAAAGGAAAAGGGAAGTGTTGAAAGGATACAAAAAATGTTAATTGATGAAGGTTTACTTATACAAATAAGCACGCGAGATAAAATATTCATCGATAAATATGGAACTTTTCAAGGTAAGATATTTAGTACAACACCAAGACTTTTTGAGTGACAAAAATGTCACATTCTACATAATCTACATAATCTACCTAAACCCGTTTTTCTTTAGGTAACCTTAGGGTAAGGCTAAGTCATTGAAATCACAAAACTAAGTAGAAAAGTGTTAGGTAAGTCCCCTCTCTTCCTTTCACCCTAACTTTAACTTAAATTACGGTCGTTAAATAACTAACTTAAATAACCTATCTATATGTTAATACTCTTAACATCCCTCTCGCATTACATATTCTACATAATATACATAATAGAGAGAAATCAAGAGGTTAGAGACACCTAGAAAATACACAGGTCCACATACTAAATGAACGGAGAATAAGATGATTATTGAACATAAATTACCAGACTATCACGATACAATGAGGGTTATAGATCAAAGCGAAGATATGGGTTTTCCTTGGTTAACAATAGAATTACGTAATGAACATTATGAAGAGAAAACTATAGAAAATTGTACAATATATTTAGAAACTGACGAAATTCAACAACTGTTGCAAATGTGCATCAAAGCGTTAAACAGTGCTTAGTGTGGGCATGTAACAATTCGTGATCACAAAAGAGTTGACTTATTTAATGAACCTGCTAAGATAGCAATATCAGATGAAGGATTAAACAACATGACAATTCTTGAAGCCCTTCGCAAAGCAGCGGAATTTAAAGATGAAGAATGGTCTGATGTTTATCTTGATAATGCTAAACCAAAGGAAATGTCACATAGTCAATTTCGTGCTTACTTAGCTTCTTGGTGCTGTCCTAATTCCGGGGCAAGTGTCCTAATTTCAGGGGGCAAGTGTCCTAATTTGTCGGAACGGAGCGCGCCGTGATTGCGCGCGCACCTTGGGCCGCCATCATCGTTGCGGCATCCTTAGTCTGCATCGCACCACGCCATCATCCGCTCGTTACTTTGGTGTTGGTCTTCTTGGCTTTTATTGGTGCCGGCGTATCTATGGTAATGGCGTTTAAGAGCGCGGAATACGCGGATGACTATGGGCTTACGTGGTGGTGGGCACCTCTTTGCGGACTCGTGGCGTTGTCCCTGTTCTGCGCCTACCACGGAATTTCACTCCTGATCTGTAGCTAGATATCCTCCAGTGTGACGGCCATCGGAATTGCCATTGACGTGCTATCGTGCCATGATTGAAGCGGCTTTGAATGACATTTCCGATCCTGAGCAGAATTAATACCAAGCCCGAAGGATTAATGCTTGTGCGAGTAATTGGCTTGGAGTCATCCGGATGCCTCTTACTGTTGAGGGGCCTTAAATTAAAGGACAAAAAGTGAACATGATTACAGTATCAATTGTGACGCCTGAGCGTCTCGCCAAGTCAGGTACTGAGGCCGGCTATCAAGCCGCTATCTTTTGCTACTTTCAACAGAACATTGATAAATATCCATTAGCACAATTATTGTTTGCAATTCCAAATGGTGGATTGCGCGACAAGATTATTGCTGCTAAGCTTAAGGCAACTGGTGTTAAAGCTGGTATACCAGATATATTTTTGCCAGTTGCAAGGGGCGACTTTCATGGTTTATTTATTGAACTTAAAAAAGATCAAAAGCAAATACTTAGTAATGAACAAAAAAATTGGTTTCGCAAGTTACAAGAACAAGGCTATGAATGTGTAGTTTCTTTTGGATGGCAACATGCAGTAAATAATATAATTACATATCTTGAACATAAGGAATGAAAAAATGAAAATAGATCGTTTGACGCAACTTAAACAATTGCTTGCTGATGAACTTAAATCTGATAAGCCCGGATTACTTTATGTTGAAGATTTGAAACTTAGTATTGATCGTATTGAAAGTACGATAGCTAGAGTTAAATTTCATGTTGGGGATGATTATGAAATGGTGAACAAATGATTATTTATTTAGTTATCATGATGACGATTAACGGTCAAGATTTTGTAAAAAGAATGTCGATGGATAGTGAAGAATTGTGTTGGCAAAATGCAGCTAGTGTTTTTAAACAATTGCGCGAGGAACATGGAGAAGAATTAACAGGTTTAGGTGTAGGTTGTGTATTTAAGAAAGATGGTGATCCAGCATGATTAAATATCGCGTTCAATATTTTAATGATCAGCATGAATTATGTTGGTCTGGTTGGCGTGATATTAACGAGTCTATTAAAGAGAAAGAAATAACATTTTTAGAATTTGATCAAGAAATTAGTTGGGAAAGGTCTAATGAAATTATGCGTGAGATTATGCGATGAAGATGGTTACAAAGAAAGAGGCTCAATATGTTGAGCAATCGAAACTTCAAAAGTGTAAAGATTGTAGTATGTTTCGTAAGCCGGATAAGTGTACATTAGTTATGGGTGAAATTTATTCAAATGGTCATTGTAAGTATTGGAGTAAGTTACCTATTGAAAATAATGATTGGGATTAGGGGATATGAAATATTGGTCAATAAAAAATCAGGATGAAATAATTAATCGATTTTTAAGGGGTGATAGTTTTACAGTTATAGCTAAAGATTTTAACGCAAGTCGTAATCAAATTGCTGGTATAGTACGGCGTAATGGTGCTAAACGTTCACTAATTTATACTAAAATGTATTTGTCAAAATATGGTGAAATAAAGGAAATGAATCATGGCACAACGATTAATTAGTTTTTCATATACTTATGCTGATGATAAGGGTAATATCAACACTATTAATAATGTTGATGGTGCTCAAATTCATGAAGTAGCAGCATCGTTTAAAGCACCTATTGTAGTCAGCGGTTCAACATATAATAAGCAACAGAATCCTAGGACTAGGAATATGAGTGCGTCATAAGGTTCAACCCTCCCCTTTAGGGGAGGGTTGCGATTGCCTCCTTTCTTAGTTTTTGCTGTGACAATCAATATAGAGTGCTGCACCAATTCGTGTCATAGCGTAGATCAGTGCAGGAATTGCCAAGCCAAGTAAGATAGCCGGTGCAAGTTTCCATCCTGTAGTCTGCGAAGCGAAGGCAAAGGCGTTCATCAGAGCCGATCCAACAAGCGTACCGATGATCGCAGGCTTGGTGTACTGCGAAATGTGCTTGCGTAGCTTGTCAGTTGCTGCCATAAGTGTCGCTGCTTCCAGGCTAACAAATCCAAGATCGATACCGACTGCCATTGCCCAGCTTTCCCAAGTAGCCGCGCTAGTGACGATTTCAATGCCCTGGGCCAGATGGCAAAGTGATAGACCAGTAAGCGTAACAGCAACGATACCGACCGCAGTTGAAGCAAGCTTTTGACGACGCATAGCCTTAGCAAAGTGGTTGCGCTTAGGCTTGTTGATCGGGCGAACATCGGGCTTACCAATCTTGAGAACTTGTGCAGTCATGTTGCATCCCCCTGTTAAGAGTTGAAGATGATATTTCGAATGATCCACTTGATGAATTCCCACATTGTTTTGCCCTTCGTTTTGATGATCGTAATATAGCCGTTTAAGATGGATTGTCAAGTGTTCGATTGAATTATTTAATCACAAACTTGTGATCGAAAAATAGTTGACTTAAATAGTTTAACCGTTTAAGTTAGGTTATCGAATGAGAACGGAGGAACTGAAGATGTTTCAGATAATCTGGCCAGAACGTCGATGGGTTTCTGAAGATCAAATAAAGATGTGGTATACTGATGCAGTCGCTAATGGTGAAGCTGAAGAAACTCAATTGAATGATGTTGAAGAAATGGCGCGGGAACTTTCTTCAATAGGCCATATAACACTTGGTAGGGGACGCAAATGAACATTATCACCTATTATTCGAGCAATGCAAAGCCTCACGAAGCTTGGCTAGCCTATGTTGAGCTAGCAAATGGCGAACAATGGCTTGTGCGATGCACCGGCCATACCGAACTAGAAGCTAAGACAAAGTGTCAAGTGCTCTGGGATAGGGAACAGAAAAAGTATGCATTGTCGAATGCAGCTAAAGATGTAGAACCTATTAAAATAGGTCGTGGTGCTCATTTGCATGGCTTAGCTGGTAAAGTGTGGGTAATCAATCGCAGCACGCATCATTTGTGCAGGATTGATCCAAATGAACTTGCTAGCTATGAAGTAAAAGGATATGTTCGTGGGGGGCCGAGGAGTAAGTGAAAATGAATGAACCTAAAACTTGGTCTAGAAATGAAGTTTTACAGCTTATGATTAAAGAAATGCATGCTTATAAAGAGGATTGTCGAATTAGAAGACGTGATTTTTCTTATAAAGAAATGGCCGATAACGTTTATAGTGTACTTTGTGATAATGGATTAATTGAATTGCAACCATAGAGGGTTAAATAAAATGAAGATGAAACGATCTATCAGTGGTAGAATTTGTATTATGTTTTCAAATGAATGTGAAGCTTATAAATGGTATTGGTTGTTCGGTCGTATTTTGCGTATGAGAATTTGTTGTTTTGGTCAATATGATAATGCTTACGAATGGTAATTTAATTATCTCAGCTATGAGGCGAAGGGTTATGTTCGCGGCGGACCAAGGAGTAAGTGAAATGAATGAGAATGAGAAATGGGCATTTGGCGATTGGTGGGAATTGCTTAATAAGGAACTTGATGCTTTAAATCAAGAACAAGCAGCATATGGCGAAGCACGTTATTATTATAATGCTAATTATTCACCTATGACTGCTGCAAAATTGATATCTGAGGAATATGTTCGTTCACAACGCAATTTTATAACCTAATTATTTAATTGACTTATTTAGTTAAGCCGTTTAAGTTGTAGCTATCGAATAGAAATAGGAGGGGATAAATGGCAAAGGATAAAACAGGTCTTGCAAGCCTATCGGAAGGACGTACCGATATTCATTGGATCGATCCGCATAAGATTAATGTTCGGGTTGATTGGAATAGTCGAGATTTTAATGATCCGACTAATCAAGCTCATATTGATCAATTGGCGCTTTCAATTGGTGAAATGGGTGTTAAGGAACCGTTAACAGTTATTTGGCAAGATAATGCTGCTTGGTTGATTGATGGCGAATGCCGTTTGCGAGCGGTTTTGAAAGCTATCGCTGCTGGTGCACCGATTAAGACCATTCCAGTTAAATCGGAAATGCGTTATGCGAACGATGCTGATCAATTGTTTAGTCAGTTTGTTCGTAATAGTGGCAAGCCGTTTAGTCAAATGGAGAATGCAAAGTTGTTTAGGAGGTTGCTTGATTTGGGTTGGCAACAGAATGATATTGCTAAGAAAGCCGGTGTGACGCCCGCGAGGGTTAGTCAGATTTTGGATTTGTTGGCAATGCCTGAGCCTATCAAGCAGATGGTGACAAATGGTCAAGTGTCAGCTAGTATGGCAGTCGCGACGTTGAAGGAACACAATCCTGGCAAGGCTGTTGAGGTTTTGAAGGATGCTGTTGCGGTTGCGAACAGTGAAGGCTCACAGCGAGCTATGCCGAAGCATGTGGAAGCGCCGGTAGCTAAGCCGCCGGCTGGTAAGCGTAGCTTAGCAATTGAAGCGACTGTAAAAGAAGCCTTTGAATACAGTGACGTGGATGATTCCCAAAATGACGATTTCGTTGTGATCAAGATGCCAACGGAACAATGGGAAGCTATCAGAAAGGCGTTGAAGCTATGAATAAATATCGAATAGTTAATCGTCACATGACAGTAATTTGGGAAGGTGAACATCATAGTTATTATGATGCTTGGAGAAAGATGTTTGAGGATTGCGGGTGTCCTGCTGAAGCTAAAGTGATCAGTCAAGCAATTGATATGGGTATGTGGATTGAAAAAATAAGTTGACAAAGCTAATAAAGTCGTTTAAGTTAGCTTTGTCAACTAGGAGGAATGAAAATGGCTTATACAGTAATTAACTTTAAGACAAAGAAGGCTCTTAAAGAAGCTGTAAAAAATTGGAATGAATTCGAAAATCATAGAATTAATTTAGGCGATGGTTTTGAAGCAAGTTCAACAGATAAAAAGCCAATTCGTGCTTATCAATCTGGTTTCGGACCTGATCTTTCCAATTATACAGGTCGCGTTTACCTTGAAGGTCCGCATTATCCTGCTGCTCACACTTGGTATGCTGCTTGCGAAATGAAAGATGGTGTGGTAATAAAGGTAAAATAAAATGCGTGATATTGTAGAAGCCGCGGTTATCACAATCTTGCTTGCTATCACCATATTATTTTTTGTAGCGATCTTGTTACAGATTATCTTTTAAAGATAAAATCTTCACAGCTTAAAGCAAAGGTTATAACTTACAATGATTAAATCATTAATGGTAGTTTCGTTGCTTTTACCTATTGCTAATTGGAATGTGGATAAATTTGATGAGCGAGAGCAAGCAATTCGAAAGAAATTTTTTAAAGCTGGTAATTTACCATATATTAAAGCTGATGGGACAAGAGATTCGATTCGAATCCCTTGTTGTGGGGAAGGTGATGCTTACGAAGCTGATGATTTAAGAATTGATCAAGATGGAAATATAATTGCTATTTTAACTTGCACTGATCCTCGCAATTGTGTAGCTATTCCTAATAAAATTGAACGTGCTGCCGGAACTGAAATTACGATACCCGAGTTGAAAATTCTCGTTCCTGGTAAGCCTATCAATAATACAGGGCATGGATGGGTTTTCTTAGGAATAGCTGATGGTCATGTGATTTGTTATTCGCGACCTGGGGGAACTTAATGAGCGAATCATTAGAAACTGCATTAGAGCCATGGATTAATCGTCCACATAAAAAGAAATCTTTAGATGTTACTATTTTAGTTTTTGATAAGGATGATAATTGCATTCGTGAACATAAAAAGAATTTTAAAGATAAAGATCATCGAAGGTGGTTAAATACAATGTTGTATTGGGCTATATCTAATGAATATTCAATTGAAATAAATTCATAAGATGAATAGTCGAGAGTATAGAACTATAATAGCTCGTATTAGCCGTGTATTAATTAAAAAACATTTTCCAGAATTTAGACGTAATGAGAATGAATTAATGTTATTTTCAAGTGAATTGGCTAGAACTGTACATGCGCGTATGTATGGTGCTAATGTTGATGGTGTAGATAGTCCGATATGGCAGAATGTTGACAGAATTAATGACGGTCGTGCTAAGCCTTGTATTGAAGCTTCTGAATTGTTGAAAGGTGAATGAAATGCCCACACATAGCACATCTGCATATAAAGATGGTCAAAAGTGGATTGTGTTTTGTAAAAAGTGTGGCATCGAAGAACCGTTTGAAAGTCAAGAGTGTTCGGAACGATATGTACGATTACAAGAATTGTCTGAAGCTAAACAACTGAGACAGATTGATAGAGATTGGGGCAAAAAATTGCCGTTTAAAAGTGGATTACCGCTTGACGAAGAAGAACGAAAGAAATATAAATAATTTTATTGCAATGATGCAATTTTGAAACAAAGGTACAGGAAAATGGCTAAAAAGAGTACAGTTCTTAAGGCTGTTGAGTCGAGTGTTGATGTTGAGTTGCTGAAGCAGATTGCTAGCGGTCAAGTGCAGCAGATTGATCGTGATAACGCAATGCCATTGCTACAGCATCAGCCTCCATTGATTGAATGTGGTTCTGTTGATATGCAAAGTGGAATGGCACCTTGTCGATTAAGTGAAGCAGGTCAACATTATTTAAATGGTGGCATGAGTACAGCTAAGCATGTTGAAGCAGTTAAGACTGAGTATGGTATTATTACCAATGCAACGTTGCCGCCTTCGCGTCGTGGTCAAAATCTTGGTGGCGGTGGTGCTCCAGTTAAGTATCCGTTCGATGCTTTAGAGGTTGGCGGTTCCTTTTTTGTCCCGGCTACTGAGAAGCGTCCCGATCCGCTGAAGGTCTTGGGTGCAACAGTCAGTAGTGCGAACATGCGTTATGCGGAAGAGACTGGCGAAATGCGTACAGTAACGCGAGCTAAGCGTGGTGAAAAGAATCGCGCAGTACGTGATGAACATGGCGAGAAGATCATGGAGACTAAGCAAGTTCCTGTTTATAATTTTTCGCGTAAGTTTGAAATTCGTGGTGTTGAAGCAGGAAAGAGTTATGGTGCTTGGGTTGCTCCTGCCGATGGTGTGTTGATTGGTAGAGTTAAGTAATTTGTGAAGCACCTGTAAATTTAGAAAGCCCGCGCTAGTTCCAAGACAGCTAGTGCGGGCTTTTGTTTAAAAGGATAGATAAAGATGGGAAATAGTAGACGTGATCATAAATCATTAAAGCCTGGATTGGGAATGGGAATTGGTATAAATGGTCCTAATGATGTAAATGAACCGCTTACTTGGGAAGGTTCGGTTCATATTCCATCGATAAATGAACGTGCTCAGATATCGACAACAATGCGTAAAGTTAAAATTACATTACCTAAATTAAAATTTATGGAAGATGATTATGAAAAAACCTAATTTAAATGGACCTGAAAGTGTACCTTTGAGAGAATATTTTAAAGATTTCCCATTGACAGTTACCATATTTGATGCTAAAGATAATGTTATAAGAAAGGAAACAATTAATTATGGAGATGCATCGCATAGGAAATGGTTAGGAAAAGTAACTTTTTGGTCATGTAACAACGGATATATTGTTGAGACGTGCAAAGCAGAGGAATAAACAAATGAGTGAACATATAGGATTAAGCGAACATGATAATTTGACATATTTTCCAATTGAAATTCGATATGAAGGATCAACAGAAAAGGTGATTGTTAATCATCCTATTGACTTATTAAATAAGACGTTTAAGGTATTGAGAACAAGAGTGAGCGGGCATAGTCCAAAGGCAGGAGACAAGACACTTAAAATGTCTACAGTGTGAGTTCGAATCTCACTGCCCGCACCAAATAAAGGAAATATAAATGAAAGTTAAATGTATTGGCGGACCTAATGATGGTGAATGGCATTATATTGAAGATTATAATAGATTAAATGATATGGTTCAGATAAGAGGTAAAATTGAATTATCAGTAGGAAATTATTTACCACATCCTGATGAAATTCCTAAAATAGTTTCTCAAAATATTAATTTATATATATTAAAGCAATTACATTATACGAATAAAGAAGTATTTAAATATCTTATTCCAGTTGGTGAAGATGAATGGGAATGTCTAATTAAGCAATTGGAGAAATGACAAATGGGAACTAATTTTCATAAGATTGACTCATCATCAATTGAACATGTCGATTATCATGATGATAAAGGTATATTAGAAATTAAGTTTGTATCTGGTGCTATTTATCATTATCCTGAATGTGATAAAGAGCATTATGAAGCTTTAAAAACTGCTTCTAGTGCAGGTCAATATTTTCATAGAATGTTGCGTGGTGCGGCATGCAAGAGGATTAATTAAGTGAAATTTAGCGAAGCGGAGTGTTGTGTTTGTGGTCAAGGTAAGTGTGCTATATGTAAAGCGCCTTGCAACTCGTGTGCTAATTGTGTTATTTGTTACAAGTCATGGGATTTCAGCCCCCTACAGATTATTTTCAAGTGCAGCCTATTCCGGCTGCTTGGGGGAATGCGACACCTATTTCTGAAACAAAGCCTTCATTTTGGAATGATGAAGGGAAGAAAAAAGCTTTCGGCATAGCTTTAGCTAAGCAAAATGATCAAAGTCGGGATAGTGTATTTAGTGCAGCATTAGAAGTTTTCGAGCAAGTCGGACCCTCATTGTGGGTAACAAATAACTGGTTAAGTGATCCAGTCGTTATTGCATCGCGGGATATCTATCGGCAAAGCATGAAGGCGGTGGAAAAGCCGCTTGACAAAGAAGCCCTTGCCGCTAGATTGTTGGCACTCGCAGAAGAAAAAGTTGAGCGAGATGGCAGACGACATTACATTTATGAAGCTAAAGATCGCATTGCAGCTTATAAAGCATATGGTGAAATACTAGGTTATATCGGTAAAGTTAATATTGATAATTCGACAAATACATTTAATAATAATCAAATGGAAATTGTGCTTGTGAAGGCTGATGTTAAAGAAGAAAAAGTGATTGAGAATAAAGAAGAAGATGTTGTTGAAATGTTAGATGTTGTTCCTTTAGAGATCAAACTGGTGAGTTGATATAGAAGAAAGCTCTAACGGTGCCTGATCCGTGTAAAAGAGCGACCGTGTTAGCACGAGTGGTAAGCAGGTTAGAGTCCTGCATCTATATCAACTCTCCTGTTTGATTTCGTGCGTAAAAATTCTTTGGCCAAAGAATTTATCCTCTTATTTTTAAGGAAAATTTATTATGTTAAAAAAGATAGCTATGGGTTTTGCTGCCGTTATTGTTAGCGGTGGCATCATTGCTCTTGCTCAAACTTTTGCTCCTAATTTTCCGATTATTAATGGTCCTAGCTATTGCGCTAGCACTACTAATAATGTTTGTACTAGCACTATTCCTGCCGGTCCTACGTTTACCGGGCAGGAAACTATTCCAGCGGATACTAATGCTACTCCGATTGGTGCTTTGCAGGCTGGTAAAATTGCAATTCCTTCGTTAATTAATAATTATAATGCGCTTGTTGGTTCTGATTTCGGTCAAAATCTTTGGCAACGCGGTACTACTCCAATTAGTGCGTTAGGTATTGGTGGTCAAGTATTTATGAGTGCCGATGGCTGGTTTTTTATTAATCAGGCTACTACCGGTGTTCAAACCACAACTGTTTCGAAACAGACTGGTGCTACTGATCAACCGCCCGGTTCTTCTGCATCAATGCGTATTCAACGTGTTAATGCGCAAACTGGTGTTGGACAAGTTTGTACTGGTCAATTAACGCCTGATGATACTACACCGCCGTTTGTTAGCACACAAAATACTCTTAATTCAAACATCGCTGCTAATCAGCGTACTGCTGTATTTAGTGTTGATATGCTTGCAGGAGCAAACTTTTCTCCTGCTGGTGTTAATATGATAATTGCATATCATACTGCTGCCGATGCTGCGGCAAGTGCAAATGGTCAAGGTACTAATACTAATACTTTTGCTACATCGGTTCCTGGTACTCAGAATATTACTAACTACATCGAAGCGGTTAACACTCTTACACCGGTTACTACTACTTGGACACGATATAGTGTTGCTGCTACTATTCCATTAAATGTTCCAGGTACTACTACAAATATTCTTGGTGTTGGCGTTAAACTTTGTGTAACTCCTGTTGGCACTGCTGGTGCTAACGATTGGTTTGAAATTGGTAATGCTCAATTAGAATATCGTTCTGGTACATCTTTTGCAGCTTCACCTTATGATAGACATTTGTTAAGTGATGAATGGCAGCTTGAAACCGCTCGTTATTATCAGATTAGCGAAAATGGTTCGGGAACTGTTATTTATTGTCCCGGTCAAGCTACTACTACTAATGCTTTTAATGTGGTATGTCAGTTTCCAAATCGTATGAGAATTACACCTACTACTACTCCTATTACTATTGGTGGATTTAAAGTTAATG